CCGATATGCTTGTGTAGTATGGCGGGAAGAAATGGCACCTAAAGCACCTGAGCCCGCTAAATTCGCCACGCACCAAACGATTGACCAGATTATTGCGGCGCATCGTCGCCAGAAATATGGAGACTGACTATGCAACTTAATCCAGCAACATATATGGGCTTTGCTGCGGTAACGCCTTCTGATACGACGCTCGTTAATTGCCGGGCTATTTATGTGGCGGGAACTGGTGATGTGGCACTCTCAATCAATGGCACGGCAGCTGCTATCACATTCAAAACTGTTCCAGGTGGGGCGATTCTGCCGATTGGACTTGACCAAGGCCGCATTATGGCGACCGGAACTACTGCGACAAACATTGTCGCTCTGCAATAATGGCTGACATTAACGCATCCGTAGGCGGTCAGGTTGAAACGGTCGAAGAGTTCGGCCTTTCGCCACAGCAGAAAGTTTCCCGATGGCTGCTGGAATTGGATCTTGCCGATAAGCGCGAGAAAGATTGGCGTAAACGCTGTGGCGAGATTTGGGAAAAGTATCGTCAAAAGGATTTCAAGCGTAATCCATTCAATATAATTTGGAGCAACACGGATACTCTGTTGCCTTCAATCTACAATAGTCAGCCCAAGCCTGATGTGCGCCGTCGTTTCCGTGATGCCGATCCTGTTGGCAAAGCTGTATCTGAAGTCCTGAGTCGCGCACTTGAGTTCTCGTTAGACACATACGATTTCAATGCGGTAATGACCGCTGATGTGCTGGATATGTTGCTGCCAGGACGTGGAGTATCACGTGTGCGATATGTCCCAAGCCTGCGTGAATCGGCTGAGATCAAAGAAGAATTGCCTGATGATCGTATCCAAGGACAGAGGGGTGAGGACGATGATCAGCCGCCTGCTGAAGAGTTGGCATGGGAACAGGTCATTGCCGAGCATGTGCAATGGGATGATTACCGTGAAGGGCCGGGCAAGACGTGGGATGAGATTCCATGGCTTGCATACAAACATCGCATGACTCGTGATGAACTGGTGCAAAAGTTCGGCGAAGATATTGGGAATGCGGTGACGATGGATGCAAGCGCTGACGAAGAAGTCACAAAGCATCGTGACGAAGTAATCCGAGAGATCTTCAAGACTGCCGTTGTATGGGAAATTTGGGATAAGGATACACGTAAAGTGATCTTTGTCAGCTCTGGATATCGTGCTGGGTTGCTCTCGGAGATTGATGACCCATTGCATTTGATTGGCTTCTTCCCATCCCCACGGCCATTACGAGCGATCCGCGATTCATCGAGCAATTGCCCTATTCCATTGCCTGACTACTATCGTCAGCAGGAAGAAGAACTCAATAAGATCACCAACCGTATCGGACGATTGATTAATGGTCTGAAGTTGCGTGGCGTATATGATGCAACGCTAACAGAACTATCTGAACTGATGCGCGGTGAGGACAATGATCTAATTGCCTCGCAGAATGTAACTGAGTTGCTGGAGCGTGGCGGCCTAGAGAAAGCAATTTGGTTCATGCCAATTGAACAGGCTGCAAATGTCCTGATGGCGCTTTATCAGCAGCGTGATCAGGTTAAGCAGACTATCTACGAGATTACTGGTATCTCTGACATCATGCGTGGTGCTACTCAAGCGCAAGAGTCTGCTACCGCTCAGAGGATCAAAGCAAACTTCGGCAGTGTACGTGTACGTGACGACCAAGCTGAAGTGCAGCGTTATGTCCGCGATATTCTGCGGATCAAAGCAGAAATCATTGCCGAACGATTCCAGCCTGAAACGCTTTATGCTATGACTGGATTGCAATTCCCTGATGCGCAGCAAAAGCAACAGGCAATGATGCAATATCAGCAAGCAACTCAAATGGCGCAGCAGCAAGGACAGCAGCCACCGCCGCCACCAGCAATCGCGAATATTCCTTCCTGGCAAGAAATCATTAGCGTTATGCGCGATGATGCCATGCGCACGTTCAAAGTTGATATCGAGACAGATTCGACCGTAGCTGCTGCGATGGAAGATGATATGTCTGGCCTTCAAGAAGTCATGACCGGTCTTGTTGGGCTCATTAATGGCTTTGGCCCGGTTGTCCAACAAGGAGCAATGCCAATCGACACGCTCAAGGAGTTGATGCTTGTCGTTGTCCGTCGTTCACGCATGGGCAATGCCGTAGAAGATGCGATTGAGAAAATTCAGCAACCGCCCCCGAAACAAGATCAACCAGCACCGGCAGTGCAAGTTGCTCAAATCAATGCTCAACAGAAAGATAAGCAGGCTCAGCAAGACGCTCAACTTGAACAGGCGAAGCTTGCGTCTGAAGAACGTTTGGCGGAGAAACAGGCGCAATTGGATGCATGGGTAGCACAACAGCAACAACTCGCACAGCAACAGCAGGCAGAGGCACAAGCACAAGTCGATATGCGTGTGAAACAAATGGAAATGGCAATGGATCACCGCATGGGTCAGATGCAAGCAATGTTGCAAGAACAAAGCAAAGAGCGTGACCGTCAATTACAAGTCATCTTGCAAGCGATGGGTGATCGCCGCGCAATTCAAGTCGCAGAAATTGGTAAGCAGACGGTTGAAACACCAGAACAGGCCTCGGCTGCCCAAGGAGATTTCAATGCCGGTGTATGAAGCCAAATGTCGTGCTTGCGGATCTGTACATGAGTATTACAGCACTGTCGCCAATTGCATGAACACGCCAATTTGTTGCGCTGCTCCTACAGAAAAAGTAATTTTGACAGCGCCATTTGGACAAGTAGACATTCCGGCCTATGAATCTCCAATTACTGGTGAGTGGATTGAGGGCCGTGCAGCCCGTCGAAATGACTTGGCAAAGCATGGCTGTCGTCCATGGGAAGGTATGGAGCAGGAACAGAAATATGCTGCTGAAGCGCGTAAAAAGATCGATGCGCAGATTGATAAGGAGATCGAGACTGCTGCTGTCGATGCATGGCAAGCATTAAAGCCAGAACAACGTAGGGCGCTTGAGAGCGCAAACTGATTTTGTAACCGATGGAGAAAACCATGGCAGATATCGAACAGGCGACCCTGGACGAAGACACCAGTAATGAGCGAGAGCAAACAATGGAAGACACCATTGCTGCGACTTGGGAAGCGATTCAATCTCGTGAATCTAGCGAGGAAGTGGCAGAAGAACCTGAAGCCCGCTCTCGTGATGAACAAGGTAAGTTCAAAGCGAAAGAGGAAGAGGCACCGGAGCAAACTCAGCAAGTAGCGCCGACTGAACAACCAGCAGAACATGAGGAGGTGCCTGGCTGGATGCAGATGGGTTTGCGTAAAGCCGAAGCTGAAGCGGTTGCAAAAGCTCCAAAGGAAGCACAACAAGCGTTTGAGCGACGCATGCGTGAAAGTCAGGAAGGACTGAAGCGCATGCATGAGCAACTAGGGCCAAAAGCTCAGGTTGCAGAGCAATTTGAGCAGGCAATTGCGCCATTTAAGCAAACCATGGCACAACTTGGCGTGGAACCGCATGTTGCCATTCAAAATGTTCTTGCAGCAGAGCATGGTTTGCGTTATGGTAACGACCAGCAACGTGCAACTCATGCGTTGCAGTTAATGAATTCATATGGCATTAACTTGAATACGCTGTTTGCAATTGCAAGTGGCAATCATCCCCCCGCCCAACAGCAGGTAGCCATTCCCCAAGCGCAACAGCAGCAAGATTTTAGTAGTGCAGTCGATGAGGCTGTTGAATCACGTTTTCTTCAACGGGAAATCGCCCAATTCAAGTCTCAACCAGGTCGTGAGCATTTTGAAGAACTGCGTCCTTTGATGGCATCTTTGCTTAACTCAGGAGCCGCAGATGGACTTGATGATGCTTATGACCAAGCACTTCGTGCGCATCCGATTCATGGGCAAACTTGGCTAGCCAAACAGCTAGCAGATCAGGAAGCTCAGCGAAAAGCAGAAGCAACGAAGAAAGCACAGGAGGCTCGCCGAGCTGCTGCTCCGAATGTTGCCCGTCGTGGCACTCTTCCAGCAGCAAAGCCGGTTGGCACCATTGATGACACGATCCGCGAGACGGCACAACGTCTCGGGTTGATCTCTTAAAGGAGTAAAACATGGCCTCTCCCGGTCAAAGCACGCTGTTTAACAGCTTTACGGAGCTGGTTTCGACCACCTACCGTAATCACTCGAAGGACGTTGCAGACAACGTTTCCAAGCATAATGCACTGTTCCGCCGCATGACGGAAAAAGGCAAGATTCGCCTGGAAGATGGCGGTCTGTCTATTGTTCAGCCTCTGGACTATGCGAACAACTCGACCTACCAGCGTTATTCTGGCTTTGATGTGTTGAACATCAATGCTGTGGACGTGCTGTCCGCTGCTGAATATCCATGGCGTCAGGTTGCAGTGAACGTTGCTGCTTCCGGTCTGGAAATTCGCACTAACTCTGGCGCAAACCGCATTATCAATTTCGTGAAAGCGAAGATCAAAAATGCGCAACGTTCCATGGCTAACGGTCTGTCGGTAGATATTTACTCCGATGGTACTGCGGCTAATCAAATCAATGGTCTGCAAGCACTGATTGCTGACGCTGGCACTGGTACTGTTGGTGGCATTAACTCCAGCACTTTCCCATTCTGGCAAAACGCTGTGCAATCGGCTGCTGCTCCTATTCAAGGTGGCGGCGCGATCACTCCGAGCCAAACCACCATCGAATCGCTGATGCTGCCGCTGTACATGCGCCTGACTCGTGGCATGGATCAGCCTGACATGATCGTGATGTCCGATGACTACTTTGCGTTCTTCGAACAGTCGCAAACTTCGCTGAAGCGTTATTCCAGTGAAACTGGCCCAACTACTGGTACTGCTGGCTTCGTTTCCCTGAAGTACAAGAATGCAGACGTATTCTTTGATTCTTCGGGCGGCATTCCTGCTCAGCACGCGTATTTCATCAATACGGACTATCTGGATCTGGTTGTGCACCAAGACGCCAATATGGAAATCATGCCGGAACTGCGTTCCGTCAATCAGGATGCAATCGTGATCCCGATTCTGTTCCAGGGCAATCTGTGCGTGTCCAATCGATTCCTCCAAGGCGTTCTGAAGGCATAAGGAGAAAGACATGACGACCGCAGCAAACAATACCGCCGTTGCTGGCTTTTCGGCCGTAGGCAACTGGTTCATTCCCGACAGCACTCAGCGTCATCCCCTGGGTACGATCATGTCTATGATCGATCCATTCTGGGGTGGTCAAGAGGTTGTCTATTGCAGTTTCCCTGCATCCACCGCTCTGCGTGTTGGCGTTCCGGTTGTTTGGGATACCAACTATAGCGCTACTGCTGTGCCAAACACAGCCAATCTTGGTCAACCTGTCGGCTTTGTTTTGAACTCTGTTCCAAGCGTAGCCGCTGTTCAATATGGCTGGGTACTGACTGGTGGCAAGATCCCAGCATATTCCAATGCTTCTGTAGCAGCTAATGCACAAATTGGCATTGCAGCAGCCGGCCAGCTTGGGGCTAACTCTGCTGGTAAGCAGATTCTGGACGCCAAAGTGCAAGCAGCAGCCACTACCACTGTTGCCAAGAGCAACGTTGTTACGCAGAATGGCTCGCCTAAATTGCTGGCATCGAACACTGATGGCTGGTTTGTAGGCATGCCGATCTCTGGCACCGGTATTCCGGCTTCGACTACTGTGTCGTCACTGGACCCTGACAATCGCACTGTTGTTATGAGCGCCAATGCGACTGCTACTGGTGCTGTGACTGTGACAGGTACATACAACGACGGCACCAATTTCTGGAACGTTCTGTATGTGAATCGTCCACTGGCACAGGGTGCGATTACCTAATCGCGTGGGGGCTTCGGCCCCCATTTATTTCACGGCATCTTCCAACAAGGGTGTCGCGCAATAAATCCACAACAGGAGAAAACCCATGCAACTGCATCAAGCCCGTCCCCCATATGTTGAATTCCATCAAGTAGCCGTTGAGGATCGCAATGCGACCATCGAAAAAGGCCGTCGTATTACTAAAGATGTAAATATGGCGTACATCATGCAGCCCGGTTCTCGCGATCAAGTAGAAAAGATCGCCGAGGAATGGCTTGCTCAGATCAAAACTCGCATGCTCAATGGTGCGCCAGATGCTTATCCAGAAGAATGGGTAAGCGGCTTCCATAAGAAATTTGAAATGTGGAAGGAAGGTATTGAGGCACCACTCAATGGAACAAATCTGCGTCAAGTCAGCTTCCTGTCACCAGCTTCGGTAGAGAACTATCAAGCCCGGCGTATTATGACTGTGGAAGATCTGGCCTCGATGGATGAAGTGGCGATGCAAAATGCAGGCATGGGTGCTCGTGCAGATCGTGACAAAGCCCAAGCCTATCTGAAGAACATTACTGACCATGGCGCTGCTACTGAAGAACTGGCCGCACTGCGTGCTACGGTTGAGACTCAGAATCAGATGATCTCCGAACTGCGCGAGATTATCGGCTCTTTGCAAGCACAAAATGAAGCGGCTCCGCGCCGTGGTCGTCCACCAGCTAATGCGAACTAATTATGACTTGCCTCTCTATCATTCAATCTGCTAGTGCGCGTCTTGGGCTGATCAAGCCTACGTTTGCATTTGCATCGCAGGATCTTCAGATTCAGCAATTGCTGGAACTATTGAATGAAGAGGGGCAAGAACTTGCCAATCGGACTAATTGGACAGCATTAGATCGCGAAACATCTTTTACTACCGTGGCGTCGATAGATCAGGGGCAGATTGCAACGATTGCTCCTGGAATCTCTTTTATCATTAACGATACTATCTGGAACCGCTCTTTACGTCGTCCTGTATTCGGCCCACGCACTCCACAGGAATGGCAGCAACAGCTTGCCTTCGCCATTAACGGGCCGTGGTCAAATTTCCGTATTGAGAATGGCATTCTGCGAATGTTCCCGGTTCCGGTTGCGGGGCAATCCTGCTATTTCGAATATGCATCCAAGAATTGGGTATCTGTTGCTGCAACTCCCGGCATTACTTCGTCTATTTGGACATCAGATAATGATACGTCATTGCTTGATGAACAAATTATGACACTAGGTCTAATTTGGCGATTCCGTAGCGCCAAAGGGCTGCCTTATGCTGAAGATCAAGATAAATATGAAACTCGCGTAATGAATGCGATTGCTCGTGATGGCGGCAAGGATGCTCTTAATCTAGATAACGCGAAATACGATATTTTCCCTGGTGTTGTTGTCCCATCTGGAAGCTGGGGGACTTAATGACTCGACTTTCATTCGCTCAGAAAGCACAGCCAGCATCTGTGACTTTCAGCATTCCTGCGCCTGTTGGTGGTCTCAATGCCCGTGATGGATTGGCACAAATGCCGCCAACAGATGCAGTTAAGTTAGAAAACTGGTTTCCAACACCTTCAACTGTAGATCTTCGCGGAGGGTCTTCTGTTTGGGCAACTGGGCTTAATGGGAACGTCGAAAGTCTTATGATGTATGGCGGCTTAACGCGAAATAAGCTATTAGCTGCTTCTGGGACGAGTATCTATGATGTCTCCGCAACTGGAGCTGTCGGTGCTGCACTTTGGACGGGATTGACCAATGCTCGATGGCAGCATGTAAACTTTGGTTCGACTGCCGCAAATGGGCAATTCCTGATTATGGTCAATGGTGTTGATTTGCCATTGATCTATAACGGGACACAAGTGCAAGTAGCAGCGACTACGGCTACTGCCCAGACAATTAGTTCTATTACTCGAGTAGGCACTCTTGCAACGCTTACGACGGCGGCAAACCATGGCCTTGTCACTGGTAATGTTGTAACTATTAGCGGAACCACGCCAGCAGGCTTCAGCGGAACATATCGCATCACAGTCACTTCACCGACCACATTTACATATGTCATGGCTGCTGATCCTGGAGGAAATGCAACGGTAGTCGGGACATATGTTGTAATTTTCGGGATCACTGGTGTTGATCCTCATCTATTCATCCAAGGTGTCAGTTTTAAGCAACGGCTCTACTTTGTGGAAAAAGATAGCTTCCGTTGCTGGTATCTTCCAGTTAATTCCATTGGTGGGGCAGCGCAATCGCTTGAATTTGGAGGTATGTTTAAGCTTGGCGGCGCTTTAATGGCTGTTGCCACATGGTCGGTTGATAATGCAGCGGGCATTCAGGAATATTTTGTTGCAATTTCAACGCTTGGCGAAGTCGTTGTTTATCAAGGTTTTGATCCCACAAGTGCAGCAAATTGGTCAATTGCCTATCATTTCCGTATTGGCCGTCCGATTGGACGACGATGCTATGCGAAATTAGGAAGTGACCTTGTGTTTATCACTGCTGATGGAGCATTCCCTTTATCTAAAGGCCTGCTTACTGACCGATATCAGACCGATCAGGCATTGTCTGCAAAGATTCAAAATCTTATTAATGCGGACGTGCAAGCATTCAATGCTAATTTTGGATGGCAGATCATTCTTTATCCTATTGGTAATAAAGTGATAGTTAATGTCCCTCAGTTTGAGGATAATATTAGCTATCAATATGTAATGAATACAATTACTCGATCCTGGACGAAATTCACAGGATGGAATGCATATTGCTGGGAACTTTACAATGATCAAATTTTTTTTGGGACATTGAATACGGTTTACCAGGCTGATGTCGGATATTCTGATGCAGGGAATGCTATTCCTTGCGAGGCATTACAGGCATTTAATTATTTTGGTGCGTCTCAACAAAAGTTCTTCACGATGATGCGTCCCGTTCTATTTGGCACCACAGGATTATCGCCTGCGTGCCTGATGAATGTGGATTTTGATACCACTACCGCTCCACAGGTAACTTCAGTCACAAATGGTGGTTTTACATTATGGGGTAGCCCCTGGGGAAGTCCATGGACAACACCTAATAGCACTGTAAGGGGTTGGCATAATGCCTCTGGCCTTGGATATGCTGGAGCGCCACATATTGCTATGAGTGTTATGGGGACGGTTTGTAAATGGCAGAGTACTGATGTTGTATATCAGCAGGGGGGGACGTTGTGAGTACTATCTTTTACGGCGATTCAGCTCGGGTAAAAGAATGGATGACAAAACGTTTAGCGCATCCTTTACAAGGTGAAGCTCATACAACAATTGCATTGATTGACAATGATGAAATTCGCGGTGCTGTATGGCTGGAAGGGTACAATGGCACAAGTGTGTCAATTCATGTTGCTGGAGCAGAAAAAGGGTGGGCAACAAAACAGTTTTTATCCGCAGTGTTTCATTATGTGTTTAATGTCCTGGGGTGCAAAAAGCTTCTTGGAACTGTTCTTGAATCTAATCATTCTGCTCGTCGTTTTGACGAAGGCCTTGGATTTAAAATGGAAGCATTCATCAAAGATGTGGCACCCGACGGTGGGCTGATTATCTATTCGATGACTCGCGAAACCTGTAAGTATTTGGAGAATAAACATGGGATTTTTGAGTAAGCCGAAGCCGGATAGCGCCTCAACGGTAGCTAATGCGCAAACTGGTTCAAATATCAATACCGCAGTCGCCAATGCGAATTTGAATCGCGTTGATCAGATTACGCCATGGGGTTCTTCTACATATTCCATCATTGGCACTAACCCAGACGGCACGCCAAAATACCAACAAAATGTATCGTTGAGCGGCGCGCAACAGAATTTGCTGAATAGCCAACAGGCCAATCAACAACAACAGCAAAATATTAGCGGCAATTTGCTGAATAA